CCTTAGTCTCAACATTTCTCGCTAAAACTTTCTTAACTGTCCGAACCAGGGCGGTTGAACCTTTGCGGACATACTTGCGCTTGCGATAAACACGCTTGCGATAAACACGCTTGCCCTTGCGGGCGGGGGCTCGACGTTTGTAAGGCATCTGTGATATACCTAAAGAGAATAATTTTGAGAAAACAAACGAATTTATTCCTCAATCTTCTCACAGAAGTTACTCACAGAAGTGCGCGGGGTAATACTAGGCCCGCGCCCAAACTCAAGCGTTTCACTTTTTACACAATTTTCTTCGTCAAACCAAAGGCGACGAATTGTGAAACGCCTGTATAACTGAGCAAGGCTGTCGCCCTGGTCTAAATTCTTGTAAACCTCCCAAGGAGGCAAAGCCGATGTTATGATAACCTTCTTTGAAGTAAATGGCATAGGCTCACGACAACGCCGGCGAACAGAATAATTGGGATGAATGTCAACAATACGCAATAACTCATTAAACGGAATTTGCCCCCTGAACTCGTCGAAAATTACTACATCTTGTTGTTTATACGAATCCCACCAGCCATTATCATATGGATATACATAAGCATCTTCGTGCGAAAAGGCGTAATGACTCTTACCAGTACCAGTACCACCATACACCCATTCGCCTAAAGTCCTTTCGGTGCGTCGTTTTCTACGCATAACGATGTCTTCCATACGATTGAGAACCCTATGAGCCCTATTATAAGCATCCGGGTTTTCCATTACAATCGTATCAATATCAACACCATCCCTGACCTGTTGATAAACTTCCTCTAAATCTGAGCGTTTACCCTGGTTGGGACACTCACCAAATTCATAATACTTGCCGTCCTTACTACAATACCTCGTGTTATGGTCAATAGTGCCATTTATGGACTCAACATGTGCAGACATGCTTATAACCTTCCTGGCGGAAAGGTGTTCCTGAGCATTCTTAAAGTATATAAATCCCTGAAGGTGGGGCGTTCCTGTAGTTGGAGCAATCTCCTCACCAAAAATAATATACTGAACCACAGGACGAGGTAAATTGATAACCTCCGAAAGGCGTGAAACGTCCGATGTCGTGTAGTTGTTGAGCGTAAAGCAGTAACCACGTGCGCGCGTCATTATAACCTATAGAAAGATAATAAAATAACAAATCCAAACCAAATTGTTACAGGCGTTTCACAATTCGTCGCCTTTGGTTTGACGAAGAAAATTGTGTAAAAAGTGAAACGCTTGAGTTTGGGCGCGATTGCGCAGAAGTTGCTTGCTCAGCACCATGAGGCGCTCATGCCTGAACAAGACCATTCTAAAGTTGGCCAAGAAGGGAAGTAGCCTGGTGGCCAGTACAGCGCATTCATGCACGTGTCCCACTCTTTACCCACTTATGTGCGTACTCGGGACACCGCCAAGGGTTCCATGTTCGTCATCTAAATGGGGTCATTTACGACAACCCATATTCACCATCTAAATGAGAATGTGGAACGAGTAGAGCTAATATAGCCCTACTTAATGACAAGGGTTAATTGTCTTTAAGTAGTTATTTACGCATCAGTATAATACACCGCTTGATTAAAAACAAAGTCAATCGGAACAATGTTAGTGTTATATGTCGTTCCATCTGCAGGAGTAACCTGAACAAACATGTAAATGGGTTGACCCTGATAAAATTCGGTACGGTCAACCTTCCAAGTCATGCCCTTAAGTTTGATACGACCACGATAAAACTGCTTGAAATCGTTATTTTGCAAAGTTGAAACAACATTAGTGCCATTGAGGACGCCTGAATAACCGATCTTATGAGTCCTGTGTGCTAAAACCTGCCAATTGTCACGGTCAACCTTTTTCAACATGTCATAAGTTGAACCAATAAAACCAGACTCAGAACCACTGTTAAACTCAAAGAAATTTGCGGGGGTTCCTGCCTGAATATCCGTAATAAGCAAACCGGCATTATTTGAACGCTTTGGACGAACAACCCAAATAGTAGCCAACGTAGCACGTGGGTTAGGGTTTGTAGTCACATCATAATCAGAAGCATTCATGAGATAGTTGATGTAAATACCCTTAATCTTAATCTCGTCGCCAATACGCTGATCAGCACCGACACCATTGGAAATGATGGGATATGCCTGAATAACAGCACCGCCTAAATTAGCACCTTGAGGTGTAACCATCCAACAACCAGCATTAAAGTTGGCCTGGGATTGAGCAGCCGAAACAACACGGCAAACAAGAGAGCCACCGGTTTGACATACCTTAGTCTCAACATTTCTCGCTAAAACTTTCTTAACTGTCCGAACCAGGGCGGTTGAACCTTTGCGGACATACTTGCGCTTGCGATAAACACGCTTGC